CGCAGCCTTTTTATCGATTGCAGCAAGCTTATCGATGTATTTACGCCATGCCGCCTGTGAGATCATCGTTGAACTCCTCAGTCAGCGTTGCCAGTCCCCGCGCTTTTGCTTCCTGAGCCTTGATTCTCCGGATATCTGCCTGATCGAATCCAATCATTTCCGCAAATACATCTGTGGAAGCAAACTCCGGACGTGCAGTTGCGATTTTGATCGCTGCATCTGTCGTGACTGATACAGAAGGCATTGCAGGATTCTTGAAATGTGCCATGATATCCCGATCCTCTTCACTCAGTTCCTCAATGGTTGTGTTCTGTGCGATTGCAAGAGCCATCAGTGCGATCTGATCCAGCGCCGCTCCGTTGCCGGCATTCAGCTGTTCTGCCTTCAGCACAAGAGCCTGTGTCTGGGCAAGGATTGCCTCGGCAGATGTTGGATTAGCATCATTGATCACACCAACATCAGTTACAGAAAGATCTGTTGCCGAGCAGAACTTCGTTGCGATTGCCCGAATCATCTGAATATGTGGTTCGATCGTTCCCTGCTGGAACTGCCCGACAGTTGGATTCTGACCAGTCTCCGGGTTGGATGTCGATACAAGAATGCTGCCAACATACTGCTTAAACTTGTCAGAGGTAATCTGATCATACTGATCTTCTGTTACACCCAGAAGATACTTCTGAGGCGCAGTACTGAACTCCAGCGCGATCGTAGCATTTGCCATGGTCCGAATATACTGCTGAATCAAATTTCTTACTGGCTGTTTCAGCCGGGATCTGCCAAAAGGCTTATCACTGGATGCGTTCCAGATCAGAGGCTCCATTAACGGTCTGCCCATCGTATGCGGATGCTCTTCCGCATACCATCTGCCGTTCCTATTGTGCAGCAACCACACCGCCGTATCGGTGTAATAATTAACCAAAGATGGAGCCCAGGATGCTTTCTCCTTCTCGTCCGATGCTGTATCAATGATTGCAAAGCCGCAGGAAATTCTTCCTTTTTCTCCATTCCACAATGCCGCTGCAGTCTCAGGAGAATGAAAACGGATCCGACAGCCAATCTTTGGATCTGCAGACAATGTAGCAAATGTGCAGCCGTATTTAAGTTCATCACGGCAGGCTTTCATATACTCGGCCTTCATGTTATTGGCATTCATAATTGCCATGATGGAATCGGAAGCGTAACCATTTCTGCCAACATAGCCATCAAACATCGAGCGTGATGCAAGAACATCAACAGCCTTTTCTCCCCAGGCACAGCCAATCTCCAGCCCAAGGATTCTTTTCGGAAGTGCCAGTCCGAGATTCACTTCAGACAGAGGGATGTGTCCTTCGTAGTACCGTTTCTTTTTCGCGTTTTTGTCGCGATGGTATTCATACACACTGATCAGTTCACGAAGACGGCCTGCTTCATTCACGTTCAGTCCTTCTGCCTTTGCAAGATTTTCCAATAATAGTGTCATTAGCCTATCCTCATCTTCCTGCCCGGATCCCGTTTACATGTGCTTGCTCCCCACAGTGCGAGTGCGCACGCTTCGATCGGTGCCGGGTCCGGTCCACCAAATCCCCAGCCACCTGAGATTGGTCTCTTTACAGAACTCACTGCGCTTTCTGACAGTGCCGTCTGTTTTTCATACCATGTCAATGTATGTTCACGAATACCTGCCGACAATCTGGAAGCGGCATCGATCACATCGTTTGCTCTGACTTTGACAACAGAGCCTTTATAGCGCCATACCTCTGAGATCCGATCGATCAGAAGATCTACACCGTTCCTGCCGTCGATCACGACACAGGAAGCGATGCTGTAGCGCTGATTCAGCCATTCTGAGAGCCATCTGGTCCCCATGGCGAGCGGTTGCCTGTCGATCAGTGAAATACGCGCTGTGCCGTCCTGTTTCAGCACACAGCCGGCAAGGACAACTTCAGTACCGTCCGCTGTAAACTTGATGCCGTATGCTGTTTTGCCTTCCGGTTTCAATTCGGAAGACCGGCACTTCATCCATTCTTCTTCATCGATTGCTTTTTCTTCCTCTTCCTTCTCCGGAAGCGGAGCCCACCAGCCAAGTCTTTCTCTGGCGAATGTATCTGGAGACATCTGATCGACTTCTGTCTGGATGGTAGATAGTAGAATTCTTCTGCCAAGTGCAGGATTGGATGCTGCCCACCGGCTCTGATCATACACATCACCAATGTCATCTACCGAAAACTCTGTCCAGGCATTCCTTGTCGTTCCAGATTTGGTTTTGCTTCTGAACTTCCGGAATACTGTTCCCGGTGTGTTCTCATCCGGAGGTGTTCCGAGATAGATCGTCTGCGGATTCAAGGATGCTGAGATCGCCGGAAGAAACGAAGCCTGCTGGGTGTCATCCAGTTCCTGTGCTTCATCAAAGATCAAGAGATCACCATGCTGTCCGCGTCCTCCGCTTCTTGTCCTGGCGATAAACTTGATCCTTGATCCGTTCTTCAGTACGATCGCCTCTCTGCCAAGTGCAGAGCGGATCTCTTTGACATACTTCCTGATCTTCGGATGTTCAAAAAAAGCCTTCAATTCTTCGAAGGTCTCTGTTGCAGTTTTCTGCAAGTGCGCTGTATAGATAACGTCTTCTTTGAACAGCAGCATTCCCGGGATCGCTCTGCCCTGCACAACAAAGGATTTTCCATTCTGCCGCGGAACACACAGCCCGCAGCTTCCTGCCGTCCATTTGCCTTCACTGTTTCTTCCCATCCAGTCATGAAGTACGTTCTGCTGCCATGGATCCAACAGCACGTCACCGATCTTCAGGACTTTCAGGGCATCGTCTGCATCGGAACTAATTGAGGTCGGAGCAATTCTTACGGTCGGCACCTGGCTTCCCATCAGCATCTCTGTTTTGTAGGATTTCGCTGAGTTCGTCATCAGTGTCATTTCTTCCCTCTATCTCTTCGATCTCATAGATCGTCTCCCGGTACTGCTTTGCAAGCTGGGCAGTCTCTTTCTCCGTGCATGTATCGAGGCGTTCAGCAAGCACTGAAGCAAGTGTTTTCAACTGTTCCAGCCGTGTTCCCCGTCTTGTAACGGTCTTTAGTTTCCTTGCCATACCGGCCTCCTATATTTTCTTTGTGTGTAAATCGGCGCTCGGGCGGGATATGGTGTCGCCTTGGGCCCCGGAGGGTTCCCTCCCCACCTACCAGTCGCCGTCCTTGACGATCGTCTTTCTAGGCTCTGGCAGAGGCATTTGGAAGCCTTCTTTTGCGCCTTTTTTCGCGTTGCAGATGTAATGAGCAGGCTGCAGGTTGTCCCAGTCCTGCGCTGCTGCAGCGGCTGAGGCATACCCGTACTTTTTCCATTTTGCTACAGGCCGGATCTCATCGATCACGAATGAAAGCGGATGTTCACTGTTGCTTGGTTCATCGTAATGAATCGGACCAAGCCTGCCCCTGCATATGCCGCATTCACACTGCATAGCTTTGAATCTGGCACGATACTTCCGCCTGAGATTACCGTTTTTGTACCGAGGGTTGCTCATTTCTTCTCCTGATCTTTCTGCCAAGCAATGCCCACTGCATCCATTCCTGATATCTTTCACATTCCGAAATGTGCGTCCAGTGATCACATTCTTCCTGGCATTTACTGCATGGACATGTCGTCAGTTCATCCAGTCTCCGGAAATGCTCCCGCCTTTCCTCTTCCGTCATGTGAGTGACATCGATAACGTCTTTGTCTGTGACCATAAGTTTCTCCAATGATAAGAGGCGGAGCAGAAGGAGGACATCACGAATGCGCTTACTATGCCAAGAAAGAACTCCGCCTCATAGAAAAAGACGGAACTGCTGCCTTCCGTCTTTTCTCACCTTACAGAGTATCAGATAAAAACCGAACAAGGCGAACGACTTTATTCCGGCAGGTATGAAACGTAGCGATTTACGACCATTCTGCACGCATCTGGAGAACCATACTCAGTCACTTTAGAAATCTTTGCCCAAGTCATACCGCGTACATACCGCATACGAAACAACGTTGCCGTGCTCGAATCTTCCATTTTCTCGATTCCTGCGATCAGTTTTTTTAGAATCTCTGTATATTCT